CCCAGGGGAAGAAGATCGTGGCCGGCGGGAAGACCGTCCGTATCACCAGCCAGACCTACAAGCCCGGGTCGGCATGGATCACGCTCGTCGTCATCGACGACAACCAGTAACCCACCGTGGTGTCGGTCAGCATCAGTCCGAAGTCTCAGGCTGAGTTCATCGCGGCCCTGCGTCAGTTCGCGGCCAACACCGGACAGACCATGCGGGACGCGGCGCTTGAACAAGCCGCCCTTGCCTGCCAAGACGCGGCGACCTTCACCCCTCCGCTGCCGAAGGGCGGAGGCCGTGGCCTATCCAAGGCGGCCCAAGTGGCGGGCGACAACGCCGTAGCCGGGGACATTAAGAAGATGTTTGTGGCCGCCAATGACCGTAGTGCCAACTCCGCCGCCGCCCTCCTGACCAATCAGCTGGCCTACGCCACCAAGACCAACGACATCGGCCTGTTCAACAAGGTCATCGGCAAGGGCTCGCTTCAGGCGCTGAAGAACTTGCCGCCTATCATGCGGAAGATCGCGAACGACCGCGACTATGACCGGGCGTTCAAGAAGGCTAAGAACTATTTCAACACGACCAACCCCGTGATGACCGACTACGGCCAAGGGTTCGTCCAGGAGCTGCGTCCTCCGCATAACCGCATCAAGGGCAAGTTCGGAGGCCGCATCGGCAAGTCCGTCCGCCCGGTCAAACTCAAGATGCTCGTCGAGTCCAAGTCCGACCTCGACCAATACATCCGCGACCGCCAAGCCATGGTCGGCATGATCAAGGCGGGCTGGGCCTCGGCCCTGCGCTCCCTGCCTAAGCCCGTCATCAACGGCGTCCCCAAGGACTTTGGCGTCCAGCTGCTCAAGGTGGCTTGGATTAACCGGCACAACCAGGTGCGCGGGACGAACACCCTGACGGCTAACGAGAAGGTCGTCGAGCTGAGCGTGACCAACACGCAGGGCAACGTGAACGGCATCGCCACCGACGCGGACGTGCTCGGCCTCGTCTACGCGAACCGCGTCAAGCAGATGAAGGCCCGCTTCGAGAAGCACATGAACAGCACCATCCAGCGCGCCAACCGCCGCTAATCTTTATGGGAACCAAATCCATCCGCCACATCGTAGAGGCCACCTTGGCTACCTACCTATCCACCCAGACCGGGCTGACCACCGTGGCCTTCCTGACGGGCGACAGCGCCGCGACCCAGACCCTGCCCAAGGCCGTGGTCCTCTGCGAGTCCGCCCGCAGCCCTGCCGACCTTCCCGAAGGCGAAGGCAACTTCAGCTGCTCGGTCCGCATCACCCTCTTTTCGAACGCCGACGATACGACCCTCGCCGATCACCGTGCCCGCTGTGCCGCCCTGTCCGGCAATATGCGCGACCTGACCTCCATCAAGGCGGCCTTCGTCGCCTCGACCGACGCGGCCTGTTACGACGTCACGATGCAGTCCGAAGACGAGGGCATCGACGAGCGCTCATGGGCGACTTCCTTCTCGTTTGACGTGCTGGTGGTCCTGCCCGCCTAAGCCAATTCCAAAGCCTGCAATTACAAATGGCCGCCATCTCAAACGGAACCACCTGTATCTACGGAGTCGCGGGTGCTGTCACGAACCTCTTCGTCCAGAGTTACAGTCTCTCGTCCTCCTTCAACGCCGAAGCCACGGTGGTCGATGAGGCTGGCCTGACCAAGACGCATCGCCTCGACGACCGCAAGTCCGAGATCACCATCGAAGGCATCGCCAAGACCTCGACCATGCCGGTGCTCGGCGCCGCCCTTTCCTTCACGGTGAACACCGCCTCCGCCTATCCGGCTGGCTCTGCTTCCGCATCCTTTGTCGGCACCATCACCAAGATTGACGACAAGGGCTCGAACAAGGGCTTCACCGCCGTCACGATCACGGCGATTGATTACGAAGGCATCACGCCTGCCTAATTGACACCCCCGAAAAGGGGGCAGTCTAGAGGATAGTGGACCGCCGCTTCCTGAACGCCTACGTCGACCCGGCTCCCCTCAAAGGGTTTCTGGGTCGAACTCTTTACCCCTGGTGCCTCAAGTATCGGGTGCGTCTGATGGCTTTTGACTCCCCGCTGGTCACCGGCTCCCGCGGCATCACCCCTGCGGACCTTATCTTTGCCTGCCAGGTGTGCGCCGAAGAGCAGCTGGGCGACATCGGCTGGATGGATAAACTTCGCATACTCAGCTTAAATCGTCACCCCGCCAAGTTCGAGCGCCTGCTGGAAGCCTTCGCCGGATATATCTTGGTAGACGACTGGCCGAAGTTCTGGGAGCAGACCAAGACCAAGTCAGGGGGCGGCGACAAGGGGGTGCCTTGGCCGCTGTCCATCGTGGCCAACCTAATTGCGTCTGGCATCCCAGAGCAGCGGGCGTGGGAGATGCCTGAGTGTCAGGCAATCTGGCTCAACTCCGCCCTGGCTATCCGCAAGGGGGCCGACGTGGCGATCATGTCGCCAGAGGAAGAAGCCTTCATGGCCGAAGAGGAAGCCAAAGACAAAGAGGCAGCCGCGGCGGCTGCTTCCAATCCTGCAAAGGAAAGCACCCCCTGACATGGCCCAAGACCTGACAGTCAACATCAAGACGACCTCCGACGTCCCGCAGGCGATGGACAAGGCCAAGTCGGCCACCGGCTCTTTTTCGAAGCAGGTCGATGACATCGGCATGAAGTTCAAAAACTCCTTCAAGGACATCTTCCTCGGCTTCACGGCGCCAATGGTGATTATGAACGCCCTCGTCGGTGCTATCGCTGACAAGATCGCGGAAGCCAAGCGGTCGGCTCAGGAAGGTTTCGACCTCATCGCTTCAGGTGAAACCAAGTTCGCGACCTCAGAGGAGAAGAAGTTTGCCAATTTCCTCAAGGTAAAGGCCGCGATGGAGAAGGAGCAGAAGGATGTCGAGGAGGGCAAGATCGAGATGACGCGCAAGTTCCTCGAGACTGACGCCGGCAAGAAGTTCCTTGAACAGGAGGCGCGAGACTCAGGTCGGCGCCGTCAGCTGAATCCCAACGTGGCAGTCCATTATGAAAGCGTGCGCAAGGCCGCCATGGATGCCTTCCTGAACTCCGAAGAGGGAAAGAAGTTTAAACCCTTGTTCGAGGACAAAGCTGCCGAGCAGAAGGCTGGCACATTCAAAGGCCCCGAAGGTTTCGGCAACGTGATCGGCGTCGGACCTAACCCGGTCATGGAGGCCATGAACGCCCAGCTCGAAGAGCAGAAAAAAACCAACACCATCCTCGAAAAAATCGCAGGCGACCCCGGCGCGACCTCTTGGATGAACTCCACCCCTTCCCGAGCCTCGCTCATGGGCAAATAATTTATGGCTATCGTAAAGAACGGCAACGCCCTCACCACCCCGGTCCAGCAGCCAGGGGCTAAGATTTCCGACGACGGCTACGGCCTGCTGACGGCCACGGTCGTCTGGAAGGCAGACGCCTCCGCCGCCCTCGGCTCGGTCGTGAACCGCGGCTCGACTTGCCCTATCGACGCAAACTGCGCGGCCCATCGTTACAGCATCACCTATGACGCGCTGGAAGTCGCCACCCTTACGGTGGACTACGTTGGCATCGACGGCGGAGCGACCTCGACCGACCCGCAGATCACCGGCTCGCAGGGCCTGACGTCGGAAAGCATCACGACCCACCCGAACTTCTTTGAGGTCGCCACCGCGCTCGGCTTTTCGGGTTCACCGATTGCGGGTGTGGGCACTGGTTCGATTGCCACCCCTGCTTACCCTTCGGTCGCTGGAACCAGCCCTCCGGAATACGTGGGCAACAACGGCGCCACTTTTGAAGCCGCTACTGGCCGTGCGTTCAAGGGATTTAAGAAGCCCGAGTTCAAGGACTTCTACGGCAAGACCAACTACCTTGCCCCGCAGTGTTCTCTCTCTGGCGTGTTCTACACATCCAGCACTTCTCTTGTAAACGACCACCGCAACGCGGTCGGCAAGACGTCTGGCAATGGCACCTTCGCCGGCAAGAAACTCGTCCCCGACTACATGGGCACGTCCTTCACGATCAGTGGAAAGAACCAACTGCTCCTGGCTCAGGTATCCTTCGAAGACTTCGGCCTGCTCTACAAGGTCCAGTACGAGCTGCGCTTCAACCGCGAAGGCTACGTCGCCTCGGTGTACGCCCCTGTCTGATGAAACTCCAACCCGGAGTCGGCTATAACTTCGACTCGTCCTCGCGCGGCTTCACGCTGGACACGTCTGATCCGTTTCCGAGCGTCGCTTCTACGCCAGATCTGCCCTTCAAGGTTAAGATCGTCGGCGTGGTCAGCGGGGCGATGCGCTATCAGGTCGTCAGCGGGACGCTCAACAACCTAGTCCCAGAGATGGACGATGTCATCGGTGGCGTCGAGAAGCTGCTGGACAGCACGACATCCGGCGTCCCTACGCCTCCCACGGATGTCCTGACGTTCAACACCTCGACCAAGGAGTCTTGGGTCTATCTCCGAGCCGGTCCCGAGGCCGCGTCCCCTTACGCCTTCCCTGACCCTAGCATCTCGAACACGCCCTACCCTAAGGTCATCTCGTCGAATGTCGAACTGACCGACACCGACACCAATGGCTATGTCCTGCTCGCCAAGGTGGACGTGGACAATGTCTCAGCGCCGACCGTCTGGACCCTGCATCAATATGTCAACGGCTCCCTCTGGGGTGACCGCGTAAAGGTCAACGGGGTTACCGCCAAATACTATTACGCCCGCATCTGATGGGCGTCCTGATCGGAGCAACGGAAGCCAACTCCACTTGGGGTCGCAACCGCACGCCCATCTTCAGCACATACTTCGGCATCGCCGGAGGAACCCATAACAACGTCGCGACGGACGGCTGGGCCTCAGAGGCGAACACCTTCTTCCGCTGTTCTCAATGGTGGAACTTGGTAAACTGGACCGACTCGGGCGGCACCCCGCAGACGGGCTACTATGGCCCTCTGGCTTTCCCTGGCACGCCCTTCCCCTCGCTGACATCCTTCTGGGTGGGCGCCTATAACACCGACCCGGCAGAGACCTATGCCCCGAACTACCTCGACGACGTGGAGGTCCAGAACGTCTGGGTCGGTCGGGACGTGGTCATTGACGCGACGACTTACACGATGGCCTACTCGGCGCTTAACGGCGTCACCGGGTCTTTCCAGACTATCACTAGCTCGACGGACGTGGTTTCCTTCGACCTTTGACCCCCCCCTTCCAATCGGGGCAAGGTTAAGACCCGATGAGCTGCACTAATCAAGTAACCGTCTCGCAGGGTAACACCTTCGCCTGCACCTTTACCTGGACGCCCGGGGCGACAGGTCCGGCCAACCTCCTGACGACGACCATCAGCTCGTCCCTCGAAGACCGCCAAGGCAACGTCTACGCGATGACGGTGACCAAGGCCGGAGACGGCCTGTCCTTCACGGTGACCTACCCCGGCTCGACCGCTGACTGGGCGATCGGCCTCGGCAAGTGGGACATCAAGTTTGTCTTCCCGGGTTCGACCATCTCGCGCACCGAACTCTTCCGCGTCAACGTCATCGACTCCGTCACCGTCTAAGCCATGCCCGACGCGACGATTACCTCGACGGCTTCGACCTTCGGGACCATCTCGGGGGTATTCTCCGCTGATCAGTCCACCATCTCGGGCACCATCTCGGGCGTCGTCCCTGGCACCCTGACGGGCAGCGTCGGCGTCCCCGGCCCCCAAGGCCCAACGGGTGCCACTGGGGCGACTGGTGCAACTGGACCGACTGGCCCTGCGGGAGCCCCTGGCGTGGGCGTTCCTGTCGGCGGCACGGCTGGCCAGTTCCTGACCAAGATTGACGGCACGAACTACAACACCGACTGGACGACCGTCAACCTGTCTGCCTACGCGGTCAAGGCGAACAACCTGAGCGACCTGACCAACTTCGCCACGGCCCGCGATAACCTCAACCTAGGCACGCTCAATAACCCGACCTTCGCCGGCCTCACGTTGCAGGGCTCAGGCGCTAACGTCGGACAGTATACGCCGACCTCCCTGAGCCTGACGCACACGACCTTGGGCTCCTTCGTGATCTCTCCGGCCTCGGGCATCACGTTCCCGGACACGTCTGTCCAGACGACCGCCTTCAACGCGTCCGTCCTCCTGCCTTACGCCCCGCTGGCTTCCCCCGCCTTCACGGGCAACCCGACCGCCCCGACGGCGACCTTCGGCGATAACGATACCTCCATCGCGACCACGGCCTTCGTCCAGGCTGGCCTCCTTGGTGGCACGGCGGTCGCCCGCAACCTCGAGGTCGAAGTCCGCAACCAGACCGGCTCGACGATCGCGGCTGGCTCCATCGTCTACATCTCCGGCGCCACGGGCAACAAGCCCCTGATCACGCTGGCCCAGGCTAACAACGATGCCAGCTCGGCCCAGACCATCGGCTTTACGAAGACGGCCATCGTAAACAACGGCTTCGGCTACGTCATCGTCCGAGGCGAACTCGAGAACATCGACACCTCGGCGCTGACCGAAGGCGTCCAACTCTACCTGTCCCCGACGACCGCTGGCACTTGGACGACCACCAAGCCGTCCGCTCCCCAGCATCTCGTCTATGTGGGCATCGTGGTCCGGGCTCATCCGACGCAGGGCATCATCCTCGTCGCCGTCCAGAACGGATACGAACTTAACGAGCTGCATGACGTCAAGATCACCTCGGCCTCCAACGGTCAGGTGCTCAAGTATGACTCGGCGCAAGGTCTCTGGGTCAACGGCACGGACGTCGGCGGCGTGGCCTGGGGTGGCATCACCGGCACGCTCTCCAGCCAGACGGACCTCCAGACCGCCCTCGACGGCAAGTACAGCACGAGCAACCCCGCTGGCTACATCACCTCCTCGGCCCTTTCTCCGTACCTCCTGAGCTCGACCGCCGCGTCCACCTACGCGACGATCCTCGAGCCTTCGGTCGATGGCATCCTGACTGTCGAGCCTAGCGGAAGCAACACTGCCACCCTTCAGGTAAATCAAGACGCCAACAACTACATCCACCTCCGTGCTGGTGTCGGGCAGATTGCGATGGTCTACGGTGGCACAACTAAGTGGTTCTTCAACGACACTTACCTTCAGTTCCCCGGCGGTACCCAGCAGACGGTGGCCTACCCTGGCTCGTCTGGCTTCCTGCTTAAGGCCGACAATCTGAGCGGGCTGGCGAACACCGGCACGGCTCGGACGAACCTCGGCCTCGGCACGATGGCGGTTGAGACGGCGACTAACTACCTGACGACCGCGTCGGCCTCCTCGACTTATGCACCTCTTGTCTCTCCGGCGCTGACGGGAACCCCTACCGCTCCGACGGCTACGCTTGGCACGAACACCACGCAGATCGCGACGACGGCCTTCGTCCTGGCTAACGCTCCTTCGACTTCCTTCGCGACGGATGCACAGGCCCTTGCGCTCACATCTAACACGGTAAGCATCTCCCCGCTGACGCTTCAACGCGTCATCATGCATCCTAGCTTCCGTCGAATCACTTCGATGGCTGGCAATTCTGTTTCCACTACCAGCGGAACCGGTTCTTCAAACTACGTTGCAAGCAACTGGATTGAGAACATTGGTCCGAGTTCAGGAAGCACTGGAAGCGCAATGGTCACTCCCGCTAACGTAGCGGGCTTCGACATGATCGGAAGGCTTTCCGAGGCAAACATCGATTTCTCAAAGCGAATCATCTTGTGCGGAAAGTTCGGCCAAGCTGCTGCATCTGGCTACCTTGGAGACGCAAACAACTTCTGGATGTTCAGCCTTGGAAAGGCTTCTGCTTACGCAGGAAACTTCACAGGCAAGGCAATCGGAATCCGCAAGTTCGGCTCAACTGCCAACTTCTTCCTCGTTGTACATAATGGCACCACACTCACCGCAGTCGATTCCGGAGTCAGCAATAACTCTTTTTCTGCCACTACGGACTTTACGATAATCTCGGACGGTTCTGGAAACGTGACGCTGTTCATTAATGACAGCCAGGTCGCTACTACTTCCGCAGGTCCGACCGGAAGCGTGACCAATGGATCCCGCATTTACGTCGAAGTAAATCAGGTCGGGACATTCGGCGCTAGAATCGCCGCGCACACCGGCAACATCGGAATCTACGTCGCACCATGATCGCATACAAAGTCACCTGCCTTTTCCGTCCTGAGTGGCGTCAGGTATACAAAGTCTTGTTCGGAGATAAGATTCACTGTCAAAGCGTCGAGACGCCGGATTATTCCGTTTATGCCTTTGAGGATGACAGCATCGTTCCTAAAGACCTAGGGCCTTCCGTCATCGTCGAACAAATCGCAATCGAAGACATTCCTAACCCATGATCACCCACCTCATCGCCCTCCTCGTCGGCTTCGTCGCCGGTGCCCTCGTCTTCCGCAAGCACGCCGCCAAGGCGTCCGAACTCGAAGCCAAAGGCAAGGCCGCCCTCGACGCCCTCAAGGGCCGCTGACCCGTGCGCCTGCTCCTAGTCATCGCCCTAGTGGCCCTGGCTGGGTGCAAGTCTAAGCCCGCCGACGCTCCCCTGCCTCCCGCCGTCGCCACGCCCAAGGAGGTCGCCCTGACTAGCGTAGGCTCGACCCTCGACGTCATCGACTCCCGCGTGGCCGCCGCCGTGGCCGTTGCCCGGGAAGCCAACACCGCCGGGAAGCCTGCCGTCGTCGAATCCGAACTGTCCGTGGCTGGCTCCTTCCTGCCCAAGGCTACCGAAGGCGACCTCGCCTACGCCCGCCAACGATCGGAGAAGGCCAGCCCAGCCGACTACGAACGTCAGCGCGCCAAGGCCGCCGAGAAGCAGAAGGCCGCCGAGGCCGCTTGGGCCGACCTCGAGAAACAGGTCGCCGCGAACAAGGCCGCCCTCGCCGCCCGTGACGCCCGCATCGTCGAGCTGCAAGCCGAGGTCGAGCGCGTGAAAAAGGATGCCTCCGCCCAGACATGGACGCTAGTCGGCGCCGGACTCGCCGTCATCGGTGCGCTAACCACCGCCTTCATGGGCCCCCGCATCGGTATCCCCCTGCTCCTATGCGGAGGCTTCTGCGGATCGGTTCCCTTCATCATCGACTCGCCCTGGTTCGAGTATGCAGCCGGGGCGACCATCGTCATCTCCTGCGGCCTCGGCCTGTGGTGGCTGGCCGACCGCGTTAGGGACTCGGTGAACAAGCCCTCTCCTTCCGACGATGTCCCGCCGAAAGAATAAGGGAGCCAAGGTCATCTGGCGCAAACTCGGCAAGGAGCGCGCATGGGGTCAGGCCACGATCGGCGAGAACCTCATCGAGATTGACCCCCGCCTCGGCGCCAAGCGTCAGCTGGAGGTCTTGTGCCATGAGCAGATTCACCTGACCTTCCCCGAACTCAGCGAGCCCCAGGTTGACCGCGCCGGCAAAGACCTCGCCGCCCTGCTCTGGGCTCAGGACTACCGCCGCGTCCTCATCTCGCCCAACTCTAAGCCGCCCCGCATCTCGTGAGCCCGCCCCCTCCGCCCATCGACCCCGAGTCCCTGCCGAAAGAGCTGAAGGACGGCATCGTGGCCTCAGTCCTTGGCGGCCTCGCCATGACTGCCCGCCTCCTGCTCTCGACCGAACCCGTCTCCCTGGGCTGGGTCGTGCGCCGTGTCATGGCCGCCGCGATCACCGCGGCCTTGGTCGGCTACGGCATCCAAGACCACATCCAAAGCCCGGGCCTGCGGATGGCCGTCGTCGGTGCGGCAGGCTACGCGGCCCCCGAGTGTCTGGACTACCTGATGAAATACATCAAGGCCCGCGGAGAGAAGGAAGTCACCGCGGTCGTCGGCAAACCCAAACCCCATGGCAAAGGTAAAGCAGTCACTAAGCGGAAGCGGTAACCTTCTGCTGGCGGTCACGCTGCTCACCGGCTTTGCGGGAGTCTCGGCCCTGTCGTCGGCTTACATCGCCGGGTATGTCCTCGACCAACTGCAATCGACCGACGCCCTGGTCATGATCGTGACGGACGCGGGCCTGAAGTCCGACTCCGCCGACCTCGAGCGCAACATGAGCACGGCGACCCTAGCCCTGAAGTCCGTCCGGGACATCGGTTGGGCCTTGGCCGTGGGGTGCCTAGGGGTAGGGGCGGCGGTCTTCCTACGCTCCCGCCGTCAAAACGCCTCCTAGGGCAAGCCAGAGGGGTCTAACGGGCTTTCCGTAGGCTAGGCTAGGGCTGGCCTAGGGGTGGCATATTCTCCTGCGGAAAGGTGCTTGACGAATGTGGAACAGTCGGGCAAGGTGCTTTCCGTTCCACCAAACCCATGAACCTCATCAAGCTCCTCCTCCTCGCCGCCCTGATCGCCACGGTCATCGTCTTCTTCGCCGAAGGCCCCGACCTCCTGACCATCATCGACCAGCACTAAGACTTCCCACCCACCATGCCCAACGCCAACCACCCCTACACCGAGACGCTGACCTTCGCCGGTCGCGTCCTCCCCCTCAAGCGCCCGATGGCTCAGTATGCCGCCCGACGCCTCCAGGCCATCCTCCCGCAGATCGCCGCGCTCAACGCCGCTGGCAAGACGCAGGCCGACGCCGCCGCCGCCCTGGACACGACCGTGTGCACCCTCCGCCAGTGGCTCGACATCACCGGGACGCAGTGGGTCAACCTCAACAAGCGCGGTCCTTACCGCCGCCAGAAGTAAGACCATGCCTAAAGGACACTTTCCCCGCGGCCTCAAAGCCACGCACGAAATCAACGGCGTGAAGATGAGCAAACTAAAGCACGACCGCATCCGGGCTTTCGAGGCCATGCTCCCGCAGCTCGACGAACGCGAGCGCCTTAACTCCGAAGACGTGGCTTCCCGCCTCGGCGTCTCGGGCGTCACGATCTGCTCCTGGCTGAAGGTGCTAGGCCGCCGTATGCTTAACAACAACGGACGGCGCTTCTTCTCTTGGGATAAGAGCAACTGGCACAACACCGTTCTCCCGGTATACCAGAAGACCGGCAGCGCACTCGCCGCCGCCAAGGCCATCGGCGTCAACTCCTGCACCGTCTACCGCTGGCTGTCGAACAACGGCCACCTCGTCCGCAAATACCGCGAGCGGGACATATCTTCATTCAAGTTCCAGAACTACCGCTAATGCCTGACCCTTCCCATCGCCCCTACCATCCCATGACCATCATCCGACCCGACTCCCTCCCCCGCCTCTGGTGGCTCTTCCCCTGGAGCATCGCCCGTCAACTGCACCGCAACTGCAACGCGCTGCGGGCTCTGGCCGACAAGACCGACGATGAGAACCGCCTGCTCCGTCAGGAGGTCACCCGGCTCTCCCACTCCCGCGAGCATTGGATCGCCAAGCACGACCGGGCCTACGCCGTCGCCATGCACAACGAGCGAGTCATCGCCCGCCTCGAAGACAGCATCACCCGCGGAGCCATCACCCCCGACGCTTACCCTCATGAGTAGTTTCCGCCACCTTGACGGTATGGTCGCCCTGCTGTCCGAGATATACGAAATCAACGAGCGCATCATGACCGGGGACATCTGCTCCGCGAAGACAGCCATCCAGTCCGACCGCATGAAGAAACTCCTGCACCACTATCACGAAGCCCTGCACGAAGACGGCGCCGTGAAGGTATCGCTCCAGGCTTACGCCGCCGCCGGTGGCTGGGTAGGCATCACCTACTCATTTGAGCTCGACGGCTTCGAGGTCGCCGGATCACAAGTCCCGAGACGCGTATGAGCATCCGCGAAGAATTACTTCAAGACCATATCAACATGCTCATTGATGACCTCAGAAAGGCAGAACGAAAGGTCGAGCGGCTGACCAAGGCCGGGGACGTGATGATTTCTGAATGGGCAAGCGGAGAGGAGAAGGATGCTGAAAACTTCCTCAAGGCATTGGTAATCTGGAACGCCGCTAAGGATGGCAAGCCCCGTGCATAAGCCCATGCGCCCCTTCTCCATCGTCGCCCTGCTGCTCCTCGGCTTCAACGCCGCCGCCGCAGCTGAGGCCACCCTCCTCGAGTGTATCGCCATGGTCGAGTCCGGCCAGAACCGCAAGGCCGTCGGCAAGGCCGGAGAGCGTGGAATGTATCAGGTCAACAAGGCCGCGTGGGACGACGCCAACGAACGCCTGAAGCGGGAAGGCCACTATCATTACCAGTTCAGCAAGTGGCGCAACCCCACCGCCCAGGACATGATCGCAGCCGCCCACCTCCGCACCATCCGCGACAACTTCAAGCGCATCGGCAAGCCCGACCCGACCCCCGAACAACTCGCCCTGGTCTGGAACGTAGGTTGGTCAGGGGCCGTCGACCGCAAGTTCAGGCCGAACGACTACGCCGAACGAGTGGCCAACCTTTTCCGCTTGTCCTCGGCCAAGCCCCGATAAAGGGTCTTGCCGTGGCTCATCTCATCGTGGCAATCGACCCTGGCGTAAATGGCGGCATCGTCTGGTCGGCAGACGGCGCCGTGCAATGCGCTAAGATGCCCGGCTCGGATGTCGAGGTCTGCCAACTCCTAGCCGATCTCAGCTGCAAGGCCAAGGACGTCAGCCTCTACCTTGAGGAACCTCCGCTCTTCGCCGGTAAGAACATCCCCGGCTCCGCCATCGGCAAACTTATGTGGAACACGGGCGTTCTCTACGGCGCCGCCGTCGCCATGGGCTGGAAGATTCACCGCATCCGCCCGGCCATCTGGCAGAAGACGCACACCTGTGGCACCAAGGGCGAACTGACCACCACCCAGTGGAAGAACAAGCTGAAGGCCCGCGCTGCCGAACTCTACCCCACCGTCGACGTCACCCTCTGGAACGCCGACGCCCTCCTCATCTTCGACTCCGCCACCCGCGGCGCCATCAACTAATTTCCCCATGAAGAAAGACTCCAAACTTCCGACTGAATACCGCATCATCGCGGACTCGTCATACATCGTATTACCCGATCAGAAGGTCGCCCGCCTCCTGACCCCCACCGTCCGCAACGGCGTGACCTACTACAACCTCTTCGTCCCCGACTACACCCGCATGAGCCTCGCCGACATCGAGGCCACCATCAAGGCCGGCGAAGTCACCAAGGCCGACGCCACCAAATAATCTCCACCATGAGCAAACAGCCCACATCCTCCGCCACCGCCTCCCTCGTCCAAGCGCTCGCCGCCCTGGACAACGTGAAGGCCAACAAGATCAACCCGGCCTTTAAGGCCAAGTACGTCTCCCTCGACGCGCTGCTCGACGCCATCAAGCCGGTGCTGCTCGACCACGACCTCGCTCTGATCCAGACGCTCGTCAGCCAGGAGGGCAAGGTCGGCGTCTCGACCGCCTTCCTGCACAGCTCCGGCGAACGCTTTGAGTTCGGCACCCTGCTCGTCAAGGCCGAGGGACTGACCG